TCTACTAATTGGTTTTATATTATTATAATATAATACATCTGCACTGTATGGAGCTATATCAGTATTATTTATGGTAGATATTGTAGCTGTTATTTGATTAGAATATATGATATCATTTTCATAAAAACTGCCGTTTATAATGTTCTTTACATATAATAATTTATTAGTAGTATCCATATAAACAACAGTCGCTGATACTCCATTATAATTACTTACTATATCTCCTACTGCAAATATATCAGTAAATGTAGACAATACAAATTTAGTAAGTTGGGTAAAATTGGTTCCTGTATATACACTTCCAGTAGAACTAGATGTTGGATTATATAATAAAGAAGTTTGTCTGTAAGTATACCAAGGTAAAAATTTGCCGCCATCAACAGATTGGTTTGTTGAGAGAGAAATGCCAACAGTTTTTGCTGCTAATTCATACATATTATTAGCACCATGACCACCTTTAGGAGATATAACTGGATATGAAGTTGCTCCAGAACCATATAAAGTATTTGCTATTATTTCAGAAGTACAATATCTATAATTGCTACCTTTATTAATAACATTTATTTTGCTAATTTCACCATTTACAGGATTGACAACTGCCATAGCAAATACATCTGATCCATCTCCTGTAAATTTAACTTGTGGCGAAATACTATAATTAGAACCAGCTAATTCTGTTACAAATTCTTTCGTGTGTACATATCTACCACTTGTATTAGTTGTGTACTTATCGATAACAGATCGAGATAGACTCGTAACTCCACCATTTACATAAAACGTAGAATTATTGTATATTCCAACATTTGAAGATGAAGTTGTATTTGAAATTTTAAATACATTACTAGATAAAACAGAATCTATTATACCATTAGCAGAAACATATCCACTTCCTTTGGTGCTTACAAAACATGTATGAATTGCTCCATCTACTGATTTACTACTTACCGAAGAATCAGTATAAACAGGCATCAATTCTGATGAAACAAAATTTACTTGCATAGCAGGAGTTATAGTGTATAGATATTTCCATTTATACCCATCTGAAGTATCAAAGTCGCCAAGAGACATATTCCCATCTGGCATTACAGTTGAAGAAGAATCATAATTATTAAATAAACATTTATATACTCTTCCATATGAATTTATTACATAGAAATTTTTATAATAAATATTTGCATCTGTATGATCGTATTGGTTATATACTGTTCCAGTCTGCCAAATAATTCTTCTAACAACTGGCGAAACACTGGTCGAATCTATTTTTTTACCGCATATTAAATTTTTATGTACATCATAGAAATATGACTGAATGCTAGTATTAGCTAATGGAGGATTCGAATCATCACTCCATGCATCATTTTTTCCAAAACCGATATAATAACTAACTTGCGTGTTAGCAACATCTTTGATGAAATCTTCAATAATTTTTGTTTTAATTGTTTGGTTAAAACTACTAGGCATATCTTACTTTCTTATTAAACATAAATTGAACCATTTGATGTATATTTCCATTTGCTTGCAAATCCATCCCAGAATATTTGAACCATGGAATTATCAATGATAACATAATCAAATAATGTACGTGAATCGTTTGAAGTTAAAGTTGTAACATTTGTATTAACTCTATCACCATGCAAAGATAACATTAATATATTTTCATCAATAATTAATGGTTTTCCAAACATAATGTTACCAAGAGGATGCATTACTTTTTTCACCACATCAACATAAGTATTTAATGATTTTTCGACCTGAATTTCATAAGAATACTCTTGATAATAATAACTATCTTGGATATATTTATCGGAATTCAGGAATCCTGAATTATCTTCCCAATAACCTTCTTCAAGTCCAACTCCATCAATATTTAATTTTAAACTTACTTCTTTACCATTTAAAGAATTTCTTGTTAATATTTGTTCATCTTGAGTATTAAAACCATAACCAGAAGCTAGTACTTTAACTTCTGTAACAGTTCCATTGGCTGCAGCCAATTCTGCAGTAATGACAGCATCATTTCCCCATATACCACCATTACCGTCAGGAATAGCATATGGAATAACTTTTGGTTCTTTTACTGTTATTTGAAGATCATTTTTATACTTATGATTGCCAGAAGTTGTTGCGGTTATAGAACCAATAGTACCGACTTCTAAAGCATAGATATTTAATGCATTTCCAATTACTGTATTAATGTTTGCTGCAGCCAATGGAAGTGTGGTTTTGTCATATAATGTTTTTAAATCAAGACCATTAAAACTACCGCTGAGAGGAACATTTAAATAAGGCTGAACAAAATCATCATTATACTGTATCGTTGTAGGATTTACAATTGATCCGATTTTAAATGATGCTCCAGAACCTGTAAGATCAGTTCCATATGTAATGACAGAATCTGTTCTGTATCCATAACCACCATCAACAATTTTAAAATTTAAATAACCTTTGTATAATTGATTTGCTAATTTCTTTACAACTACTTTTATTCCTTTTCCAGAATCAGTATAAGCAGTAAGAGTATCATTAATATTATTATCTGAATCAGAACTGACCACAGTTGCGCTACGAACAGAACCAAGAACAGTAGATACCTCGGAGATATCTGTAAACCCATTGTACATTAAATATTCCCCAACCATAAACTCATCGCCGTTTATTCCAACATGCAAATCTGTTATGTAAAGAATATGTGAAATTTGATTGCCGCTATATAATTGAATAGCCTCATCAACATATGCTATTGCACCAGAACTAGTTCCATATACATACTTGTTCAGATAAGAATAATGATTTGTAACATTTTTTGATTTTACTTCTATATACTTTCTTTCAGTCCACTTACCACCAGAAGTTCTCAACATGTCTACTTGTGGTCTGTAAATATCAATGTCTATATTATAAAGCAATCTGAAGAGAAGCTTCATTCCTTCTGAAGTTCCTTTGGAACGATAAAGGTCTAAAATATGCTTTTCTAAAAGTTTTTTATTCGATAAAATTTCTTTTGGTATTCCATACATGTATTTTGACATGAAATACTTTAAATATTCATCTAATGTTTGGTCAATATCTCTATATTCGCCCAATCTTCTAATTTTTTGTTCTGGACCTTCAGTATCTAGCCATTCATAATATGCCTTCATGAACTGTAGAAAGTTTTCACCTTCTTCAGCATAAAAAGAAGGAAATTGTTTTTCTATTAAAGGAGAAATATTTTTTAAATCTACAAACATTTTATGCTACTGGATTCATGAGAACAACAATTTTGCTATAATCTATTCTTAAGAATTTACTTTCATTTACTGTAATATCTGCTGTACTTGGTATTGCATAAAAATCTATTGACTGGCTATAACTATATGGATTAATGTCAAATGACATTATACCAGTAGCATAATCCACAGTGCCGATAGAATCTACAAGAACAACTCTAGAACCAGCATAAGTATAACAAATTCTTAAATTTCCTATACCATCATCTGTAATAAGTACATTTTCATACAAGTAATCATTCTTAACATATGAGAATGTATTACTTTGTATTACTTCTTCTTCTGAAGATTGATACGCAACTAAAAATGGTCTATATAGAGGATTTGAAAATGAGAAATCATACCTCTGTGAAATACCTTGAACGGGTGTAATTTTATAAATCATTCTGACAATAGTATCATTACTTAATATTGATCCATCAACGGAATCTATCATAGATGATAATTTTGATTTTCTAAAATCATTTCCAAATTCTGTCAAATATAAACTATCATAATTTTGAATTTTTTGTGTGATATCCGATATCAATTGATTTGAAGTTTTTTCGGTCAAAGTTGGATCATAAGAAACATTCGTTGATATCTTTAGATAAAGATATTCTGGGTCACGTATTATGGGTTCTGTTGTTATTGTTTTTGTCATCAAATAATCAATTATCGATTGTTTTAGTTGAGAAGAGACAAAAGGTATTGACCCATATGGAATTGGTGTTATAATAACTTTTCCATATTGAGGTGGATCAGCATTTTCACCCCCATATACACCCAAAGTTTTAATTTGAGGGAACTTATTTCTAATAAGTGTTACATAATCTTCTTTTATTACTGCTCTATTTTGAGTAGCAAAATGTCTAGGTGAATAGAATTTAATAGACTCTGTTTCTTCTCTTTCAGACCCATCTGTTGCTACAACATTAGTAGAGACAGAAACATTGTAAAGATCATCTATCTTTCTTGTAACAGAAAAATTAGAAACTCTGTTGCCTAATTCACCATTAGTTGATCTATATTTTACTTTTACTATATTTCCATTAGTCAATTTTTTCCCAGAAATGCCATCACCAAATACAATCTCATATTGATTTTCGCCATATCCTTGTAAGAAATAAACTTCTGATGTAGAAGTCAATCCTAAAAGACTTTCGGTATATGAATATGCAGTATTTGAAGAATCTGTATCTGAATTTATAATAGTAACTTTAATACTATTTGTATCAATATTTTCAGATTGTAAAATATATTTTGTACTAGAATCAACAACTGTAAAATATTCTGTTACAATTTTACCTTCATATACGTATACTGAACCAGTAGAATAAACGCCATTATTATTAAAAACTAATATATCTTCTTCTGTGGTAAAATCAAGACTCTTTTGATCTATAGTTGCTCTTAATGTATAATTTTCTGGAACTACTAAGAATGAAGGAACATCTGCACCAGTATTAATAGTCATTGTTACTAAAGCTCTGGCGGATGTTCTTGATCTTGGCAAATAATTCAATTCTTTTGCATGTGAAACTGCAGACTGTCTCATTTGTGCTGTATCGAGAAACATCTCGCTTCCGACCATGTTCAGATAAAATGAATTCATATATGTGTTATATGAAAGAACATCTAACATAGCGTTAAGGTTTGAACCTTCGAAATTATAGTCTTGAAATTCAGTTTTACCTTTTAGAAAGTTTTTTAGGTTCTGTTTGATCCCATCAAAACTAGCATCAGATACTGAAAGAAACCCTGTATTTGCCATTACCTTACTCTTTGTAATATAACTTCTAGAGTTATTGGATTAATACTATTGACTATAGAAAACACAATAGAAGCAGTGTATAAATTTTGATCGGGAACGGCTTTCACAGAAACATCTATTAAATTTGCTCTTGGTTCAAAATTAGTTATGACTTCCTTTATTTTTTCTTTTATCATAAATTCAGTATCTTGACTGATATTTTCAAACAAATATGCTTTTAGACCAGCCCCAATATTTGGGCTAAAAAATCTTTCGTATGGTTCTGTATACATCAGATTGATAATAGAACGCTTCACTGCGTCTGCATTAGACAATAAAATCAGATCACCCTTAATTGGATGTGTCGTAAAATTAGTAGTGAGGTCCGAATAAATGTTTTGTGTTGTCATTTTATTATTTATAATGATGTTCTACATGCGTTGAGGTATTGTGGATTATATCTTTGAATATCGTTTGATGTTGATGAAGCTAGTTTCCATCCTTCAGAAATAGGTTTTGAACCAAATGGACTGAATGATTCGCCAGCAATAGCTGCACTCAATCCAATAAAAAAAGGAATTGAGTTGTCTGATCTTCTCATTTCAATTGAGGAATTGGTTGGAACATTTAAAACATTACATACATTGCTAATCATCTGGTTCATGTTTTGCCCATAATACGTAGTTGGACTTGGTGTATTTGACGATCCTGAAACCATTCTTGTGATTACCGAAGATATATCAGATGTTCCGCCATACGAAGCAAAATTTTGCATACCAAATGAATCAGTGCCACTTCCACCAGTAGGATTGCCGAATGATCCTACTTTTCTACAAAACAATTGATCTACAGCTGGAAGCGCACATGAGGTTTCACCAAAGAATGCTTTACCCTGATATGATGGAGGTCTGAGAGAAGGATTGTTGGCAATTTTCTGTGTTGGTATTCTCTTGCCAGTTATAAGCTCAGACATAAAGTTTCCTATTGCAAACCCACCAACTTGTTCTAACAATGGTCCAGCTGCAACTGATCCCATACTTCCAAAAGAATTTAATGATCCTCCAAGAGATGGAGAACTTAATAAACTTTTAATTACAGTAGAACCAACTTTAGACGCCAGTTGACCAATATTTGATGATGGATTTGTTAATGCAGATGGCGAAAGACCTGTAGAAGAACCAGATGCCAATTTTAAAGCGTAATTTATAGTTTGATTAATAGCAGAAGAGGAAATATTTGGAACATTTCTCAAAATACTAGTGTCACTATTCAAATTCGTGGCTGCAGATACTAATATAGGACCAAGTATTCCTAATGATCTTGCCAAATCTTGTGCTTGTGCAACATCACCAAAACTTGTATTATATGGATTTGAAACTGTAGAAGCATTTCCATACTTATATGCAAAAGTATTGATTACAGATGATACTCCATTAGCCAAATAACCTACTTTGTAAATATCCTTTATTCCAAGAACTTTGATAATATTACGGATGTATATGTTGCTTTCCAATTC